CTGGCGGACTTCAAACCTCTTGGAAAACTTTCTCTTCTTGAGCAGGGTGAAGAAATCGAAGTAAGAAATGTTGGTGAAGTTATCACTAATCCAACCAGCGACAGATCTTACAAACAAATTTTTGCAAACTCTTGGATTTACAACACAAGTTCAACATACGATATTGAAAATATCAATGGTTCAATCTTCACTCTGAAGAGTGATATTGACAAGTCAAGTCTTAAAGTTGCAGATACAGTAGATATTCTAAACGGTGATTTTGTTGTCGGTGCTGCAGCAACAGTTGTTTCCATCAATAAACCAACAAGAGAAGTAATCCTCGGCAACATTGTAGGATTTGCTGCCTCTGTTGGTGTTGATTACAGTATTCGTAGAAAATTTGAGAAGGCAGAAAGTGTAGGTGTTGCTTTATCACTTGGCAATGATACGTACATTTCTGATGTTCTTAATGTTTATACTGACGAGAGAGATGAGTTTGGATATGTTGCTTCCAACTCTTTACCATCTTATCAGATCCAAGATAATATTCGTGAACATACTGCAGTAAGTATTAACAATAACAGATTAGTTTCTCCAGTCAATTATGACTTTAGAGATGGTGATGAGGTAGTATATACTTCTTCTACTCCTATTTCTGGATTAGTTTCTGGTGCAACATACTATGTCAAAATTGGTACTCTAAAAAATGAAATGGAATTGTATGGTTCTAGAGGAATCTTAGGAGCACTTACATCTCCTGTACAACTTGGACCATATATTCAGGGAGTACATACATTTACTCTTAGAAGACACGAAGATAGAGTTCTTTCACCAAATCAAATTCTCAGAAAGTTTAGTCTGAAAACTTCACTTTCTGATATCAAGAGTGAAAAAAGACCTCTTGGATCTATCGGTATTTTAATTGATGGTGTTGAAATCTCCAGCCCAGAATCTAGAGACAAAGTCTATTCTGGACCAATTGATGAATTTGAAGTTCTAAATGGTGGTAAAGATTATGATGTAATCAATCCTCCAGAAATCACCATTGGTAATCCAGTTGGTGCTGGAGACACAACCGCTTTGGTTGAAGCAGTGGTTGTTGGTGATGTAAAGGAAGTATTGGTCGATCCACAGGACTTTGATATTGAATCAATCGAAGGTGTTTCTCTAACTGGTGGTAATGGATCTGGTTGCGAATTAGAACCAGTTCTGGGCGATAGATTCCGAGAAATGGAATTTGATAGTCGTGCTCGTGCTCTTGGTGGTGGTGTAGATATTGATTTTGAAACTATTAATTTTACCAAACCACATAATCTTGCTAATGGACAGCACATTATTTACAACCAAAATGGACATGATCCAATCTCCATTGGTGTATTTGGTGATCCCACACAAGCAATCACAGGAACTCTTGTAAGTGGTGATGAGTATGTTGCTAGATTTGTTAATACATCAGCAATCACACTTCACAAGAACGACGCAGATGCTGCTGCAGGTATCAATACCATTGGTTTTTCTACAGCAACTGCTGCCAGTGGTATCCACAAATTCAGAACCCTTTCTAAAAAGAATTTAAGATCAGTAAGAGTTCTCAATTCTGGATCTGGTTATTCTTACAGAAAACTGATAGTCAATCCAGTTGGTGTATCTACAGAATATAACACAATTACGTTTAAGAATCACGGATTTAAGACTGGTGAGATTATTGATTACTCAACTACTGGAACTGCAATCGCAGGTCTTGACACAAATAATAGATATTCGATTCTCAAACTTGATGATAATCGTTTCCGTTTGATTGACGTTGGTGTTGGCGGAACTGTTACAACAGATATTACAAGATCAAAAACAGTTGATTTTACTAGTGTAGGTATTGGAACACAAGTATTCCAATATCCACCAATCACTGTAGACGTAAATGTTTCTTATGGATCGACACTTGGTGGTTCATTTACATTTACACCAATCGTTACCGGTGAGATTGAATCTGCATATCTTTATGAAAAAGGAACTGGTTATGGATCAAATACTTTAAATCTACACAAGAAACCTTTAATATCCATCTCTCAAGGTAAGAATGCACAAGTATCACCAATTATATCCAACGGTAGAATTGTTGATGTTCAAATTTTAAACAAGGGCGAAGGATATAGATCTGTTCCAACAATTACCACAGAAGGTGATGGAACTGGTGCAGTATTGAGACCTATTATATCTGGGCAACAATTACAAGATGTTGTTGTTATTAATGGTGGTATTGGATATAGTGACTTCAAAACTAAATTATATGTTAATCCAAGAGGATCAGGTGCTAAGTTTGATGTAAGAGTTAGAAGTCTTACAGTTAATGATGCAGAAAGATTTGGAGAGTACTCTAAGAATAGACAAGAAAAAATATTCTCAAATCTGTCTACAGATGAGACTAATGATGTTCTTGTATATTCAATGTATGGATATTCAAGTGATCTTGCAGTTAAGTTCGGAGATCTTGGTGGAAACCACTCACCAATTATTGGTTGGGCATATGATGGCAACCCAATCTATGGTCCATATGGATATTCAACAAGAGATGATGTTCAGTCTGGAGTTAGACTTCTGAAATCTGGATATTCTCTGAATAAGGACGCGATTGAGGATAGACCTGCAGTTTCAGTTTTCCCTGAAGGATTCTTCATTGAAGATTATCAGTATACTGACGATGGAGATCTTGATAGACATAACGGGAGGTTCTGTAAAACTACAGAATTCCCTAACGGTGTTTATGCATATTTTGTTGGTGTTTCAACTTCTGGTAATGCTATTCAACCATCATATCCTTATTTTGTTGGAAATGATTTCAGATCAAGAGTTATCAAAGAAAATTTCACTTTAGATCAAAAGTTTGATTTTAATGATTCAGATCTTGTACGTAACACATTCCCATATAAGGTCAATGATCCTAATGCAGATTATGATTTCATCAATGAATCATATGAGTCATTCCCACAAATTGCTAGAATTGATTCTGTAACACAGGGAGATATTGATGAAGTACTGGTAACAGATGGTGGTACAGGTTATAGAATTGGAGATAGAGTCAATTTTGATCAAACAGATACTGAGGGTATGGGTCTCAGGGCAGAAGTATCTGAAATTGTAGGTGTTGATATTGAAAAGATTGATACAACCTTAGAAACTTATGAAAGTGTTGTATTTGAATGGGATACTGATAGACAAGTTTCGGGTTATTTCAGAGATGGATTTGATGACTTTAACAATACCGATGTTGTTTTAGTATCTGGTCTTTCAACATCAGTTACATACTTAGCAGATTCTCATAAGATCGGTTTCTCCACAGAAACTGTTGGTCTTGCTAAGACGATGACCACGTTTAGTGGTGCAACTCCTCAGGTTGGTGTATTTGAGGATATTTTTGTAGATAACATTCCAAATGTTTCTGTTGGAAATACCATTACAATTTTCTCCGATCTTGGAACAGAAAATGTTAGAGTCTTGAATAACTTTAACAATGGTGTTCTGAGAGTTCAGAGATTTGGTGCTGCACCAACATTCAATGCAGGTGTTGCACACTCCACAGGAAGTCAAGTTAATGTTATCAGTGATAGGATTAAACTTTCAGTCAAAACTAAGAAGTTTACTTCTGAACGTGATAATCTGTATTATTTTAATCCAACTGAAGCAGTTGGTGTTGGATTAACTGATGGTGGTGCTGTCTCCAGAAGAATTGAAATTGGTGATACTGTAACAAATGTATCGATTCCAACGAGAACAATTTACTTACCAAATCATCCATTTAAAACTGGTCAAAAAGTAACATTATCGAAGGGTGCTGGTACTCCAAGTTCTTTCACAGTTGGAATGAATAATGTAAATGCAAATACATTCTTCATCCCAGATCCTACTACTAAAGAAACTGACCTTTATGTAATCAATAAGGGAAGAAATTATATTGGTCTTGTAACTGAAACTGTTGGTGCTGTTGGAGTTGGAACCACTTCTGAAGGTTTATTCTTCTATAATATTGGCAATGCTGCTGATAGAGCAGACTACTTAATCAAGACAAATAAAAAGAAAGTAACTGGAGATGTAAGTAGGATTACAACTTTAGTAAGTTGTGCAGAAACTCACGGTCTCAGTAGAAATGATACAATCAAATTGAACGTTTTACCAAATACAGTTGTTGGTGTTGGTACTACTGCTGCTCTTAGACTGGCACTCAATCTTGATGAGAAGAAGATTCTGGTAAATCCAACAGGAATTCTTGCAGCAAATATCAATGTAAGCAAGAATCAAATTACATTAACAGATCACGGTTATAGCACTGGTGATAAGATTTACTATACAGGTAACTCTAGTCTTGATGATGGTGATTATTTTGTTATTCGCGATTCTCTAAACACTTTCCGTCTTGCAGAAACAATTTATGAAACAAATCCTGCGACTGAAAAAGAAATCAATATTACAAGTAACGGATCTGGAACTCACACTTTTGCTCTGGTAAATCCAAGAATCGATGTCATAAGAAATTCGGATCTTCAATTCAATTTGCAGGATCCATCACTGTTTGGATATCAGCTTAGAATCTTTAGAGAAAAAGAGTTTTCTAACGAATTTGTTAGTGTTTCGGATGACGCCAACTTCAACGTTGTTAGTACAGGTTCTACCATCGGTATTGGTACTTTAGGAGAATCTGCATTAACTCTTAGATATTCTAAAAACATCCCATCTAGATTATTCTACACGTTAGAAAAATCTGGATATATTAGTACGGCAGATGCTGGTGTTGTTGATTATTCTTTAATTAATTATAGTAACAGTGAGTATAATGGTGATTATAAAGTCTTTGGTGTCACTGGGGTAGGAAATACCACTACATTCAAGATTTCACCAGTTAAAATCCCTTCAGTTCTCACATACGATCAATCGATGTGCGACAAATTGGAATTTAACACCAAGTCTGCATCTGCAATTAGTGGATCTATTGCAAAAGTAAAAATTACTTCTCCAGGATTTAATTTTGAAAAACTTCCTAGGTTTACTGATGTAACTTCTGTAAGTGGTGTTAATGCTAATATTACTCTGAAATCTAACTCCATTGGTCAACCTAAGAAAGTAAGATTCAAGGATATTGGATATGACTATGCATCAGATAAAACACTGAGACCTCAAGCATTTGTTCCACCAGTTGTCAATGTAGATAATCTTGATACTGTAAAGGATTTTGATATTGTTTCTGCAGGATCAAGATATCTCAGAGATCCAAATGTCCTTCTGATCAATGATACTACAAAAGAAATTATTGATACTGATTCTCTTCTAGCAAAAGCACCTAATGGTGCAATTTCTGAAATCAAACAACTAGCACCTCTGTTTGGATTACAATCAGAACCACATAAACTAGTATTCATTGATAACTCCAATGGTGTTGGCATTTCCACAATGACTGGAGATGGTATTAGTGGTATTGCTACTTGCACCCTTGTTACACCAGTTCTTGGATTTGTTGAGCCACAGTTTGAAATTGGTGATGAAATTTTTGTAGAAAAGATTGAACTTTCTGGATCTGGTGACGGATATAATTCTGAAGCATATGATTATCGCTTCTTTAAGGTTACAGATTATGATAATACAAGTCCAGCAAGATTGGAATTTAAAATTGTAGATGATGCTGGAGTTGGATTATCAACCAATGTTGGTATTGCAAAGACAGTTCAGTCTGGATATGCAACAATCATCAACAAAAAGAATTATCCTGATGTAAAAATTGTTCAAGAAAGAGCGAAATTCTTCCAGAATGAGCAATTATATGTGAACACCACAGGTGCATCTTATGTTGAGGAAGATGTATTTGTAACCTTGATTAGAGATGATTATATTAAGGTTAAAGGAAAATTTGATCTGAATCCAGGCGATAAAATTAAGGGTGTGGTCAGTGGTGTAGAGGCGGATGTAACTTCTGTTGTTAGAAACAAAGGATACTTTACAGTTGACTATTCCTCTAAGCAAGAAATTGGATGGAGAGATGATGTTGGAAAGATCAGTGAAGATTATCAAGTTATCCCAAATAATGATTATTACCAGAATCTTTCTTATTCTGTTAAGAGTCCAATAACTTGGGATGATCAAACAGGACCTGTGAATAGTATCATTCACCCTGCAGGTCTTAAGAACTTTGCTGATGTTGGTGTAACATCAACTGCATCATCTAAAGCAGGATTGGCTGGTACAACTACCAGTATTGCAATTTTGGATGTTGTTAATGAAAGAAGGGTTGATATTATCAATAACTTCGATAATGCTGTTGATTATGATGTTAGAACTTCAACAACTTCAAACTTTGACCAATCTAAGTTCCTGAAGATTCAAAATAGAAAACTTGATGATTACATTGAGTGTAGAACTAATAGAGTTCTGATTCACGATGATATCAGTGATAGATTCTCTAGCAGAGGATTTAAGGATACATTCATTGAATTGGATGTTATTGATTTTGCTGACAGTTACGTTGGATATGTTATTCAAATCATTGATGCAGAAACCAAAGACGTTCAGTTAAGTGAACTTGTATATGAGTCAACTACATTAGATTCGTTCCTTTTTGAGAAATATACAAACTTTACTAAAGAAAAACTTGGTGACTTCTCAACTAATATTGAAACTGATGGAAGAAAGACTCTTATCTTCACTCCAACTGATCCATTTGAGAGAGATCACGATATCAAGATTCTGAAGAGAACTTATCTCTATTCCGCACTTGCGGGTGGTGGAGTTGGTATTGGAACCACTACATTTGGTAGTGTTGATCTTGTTGGATCGTTTGTTTCTGGTATTGGTAGCGTAGGAACTGCATCTAGTATTAAGACACTGGTTGAGTTCCCAACTTCAGACTTCACTGGAATGTATGCAAAGGTTGAAGTTGCCGATAGATTCTCAAACGATCTCAATTATATTGAAGCATTTGTTGATTTTGATGGTACAGATACCTATCTGAGTGAATATTACTTTGATACTCAGTCACTTTCTTATAGTGCATCTAAAACTGGCATACTCTCTGCAGTTTATGATGCAAATGCAGGTATCGTTTCACTGACTGCACAGAACGTTGGTATATCCTCCCTGGTCGGTCTTTTTGATGTTCGCTCTACAGTTGTTGGATTTGGATCTACAACCTCTGGTATTGGTACCTACAGGTATCTGGTAAACAATCAACCTCCAGGTACCGAGAAGAGTGTAAGATTAGAATCAACATATGCAACCGGTACTGGTCCAGTAAGAGTTGGCACTTTCGATCTCGCAACTGTTGCATCATCCAATTCAGTTGTTCGTGTTGCCGCAGGTCATACTTCTGCTATTCATCAGGTTTCAATTCTTTCTAATACATTACAAACCACAGTAACTCCTGGTCCTTTTGTTGGTGTTCGTAACAACACTGGACTTGGAACATTTGGTGGGGAAATTGATGGATCAAATTATTATCTGAATTTCTATCCAGATTCTCCATATGATGTAACTGTACAGGGATACAATGAGGTATTCTACACTGAACAAGACTTTGATAATACACCTTTACCAAATACATATGGTCCTACTCAAGGAGAAGTCCTTTATGATGCATATGATGGTATCAATGGATTGAGAGCTAACAGAACTAAGTTCCCACTTAGACATGAAAACAAACCAATCTATGTAAAATCATTTGTACCAACTGATACCACTCAGATTGATTATGCAACTGGTATTTTTACCCTTCGCGATCACTTCTTTAACACGGGTGAAGAACTGATTTATACTCCAAAATCAACCTTTGTTGGTATTGGATCCACTGCAATGGGTATTGGATCTACCGAAAGTTATACAGGTGTTGTTACTGATAGACTTCCAGATAGAGTTTATCCAATCGCACTGACACCAGATACTTTCAAATTAGCAACAAGAAGAGAGTACGCTAAGGAAGGTATTGGTGTAACATTCACCGATGCTGGACTAGGTAACATTCATGAATTAGAATTCACTAAGAAACTCTCTAAGACTGTCGTTTCTCTTGATGGTATTGTACAGCAACCAATTGCTTTTACACCAATCAATCATAGTTTGGCATTCAACAACGGTGGAATCTCTGTTGGTATTAATACTTTCAACCTCTCTGGAATCAGTTCACTGCAACCAAGAGATGTTCTGAAAATTGATGATGAATATATGAAGATCGTTGAAGTTGGATTCAGCACCAACATCAATGGAGCACTTCTTGGACCTATTAATGGAATTATTGCTGCTGGAACTGCCGCAACACATCCAACAATTGGTGTTCAAAGAGGAGTTCTTGGATCTAGAGAAGCAACACACTCTGATGGGGCAGAAGCAAGAGTCTACAGAGGAGCATTCAATATTGTTGGTAATGACATTCACTTCATTGATCCACCCAAAGGTAACACGAGAGCAAGAAGAAATGAATCTAACCTGCCATATGTCAAGGCAGAATTCTCTGGTAGAACTTTCCTGAGATCAAATTATGAGAAGAATATGTTGTTCGATGATATTTCGGACAGTTTCACTGGAGTTGGTAAAACATACACACTAACAACCTCTGGTTTGAATACAACTGGTGTTGGTATTGGTAGTGGAATTCTGTTTATCAACGGAGTATTCCAAACTCCATCAACACTTAATAATGCTGGTAATAACTATGAGTTTGAACAAGATACTGTAGCAGGTATTTCAAGCGTGGTATTCACGGGTATTACATCAGTTGATGGATCGTATATTCAATCGGAATCTGATATCAATCAGAATCAACTACCAAGAGGTGGTCAAATTGTATCTCTGGGTTCAACACCAGGTCTTGGATATGCCCCTCTTGTTGGCGCTAAGTTTATTGCAGAAACAAATTCATCTGGTGCAATCACGGGAGTTGTTGGTGTAAACACATTCATCAATCCAGTTGCAATTACAACAGCACATTATGACAAGATAAGTGGTATTCTTGAGATCGAAACTGCAGATTCTCACTACTTGAAGGGTGGAGATAGAGTAAGATTGGTTGGTTTGCATTTTACTTGTACACCAGCATACAGTGGTGTAACCACAACTATCTTCCCAGATCATAACAGATCACTTGATATTCAAAATATTATTGATTCCACTAAACTCAATGTACAAGTCGGTCCTAGCACGATTACTCATCACTATCTCAAGGGTGGAGATGTATTCCAGCACTTTGATCTGAACATTGGTTCTGGATACAGACATCCAGTTTCAATTGGTGTGACTGATCTTGCATTCGTTCACAAGTTTGTTCGTGCTGTTGCAAATAGTGTTACTGCTTCTTCTGGAGGACCATTCACTCCAACCAAAGCAGATTATACATCTAGAACTGGTGTTCTTAGACTTACAATTCCAAATCATGGATTATCTACAAGTGATACGATCACAATCGCTGATGATGGATTAATCTTTACCTGCGATGAAGATCAGCACTTTACGGAGCAACCATATCCAAGGTCAACTGATCCTGCATCTGGTCAAAATCTAGTAATCAGTTCAGTAACCACAAATACCATCACTGTTAATGTTGGTTCTGGTGGTGGAGCAGGAACTGGTGCTGTGATTGATGCAGTTGTTGGTGCTGGTGGAACACTTGCATTGAGTGTAACATCTGCTGGAACTGGATATAAGAATCCAAGAATCGTTATTCCTGAACCAGTTTATGAAAATATGGAAATTGTTGGTGTCTCTAGACTTGGTGTTGGAGCAACGACAGAAACTGGAAGAAACGTTCTCGTCAATCTGACTATTTCACAAACAACTGAAAAGGCACTTGGTGATAGATTCTTCGATGCTGCAAATCTGATTGAAGCAAATACAGCACTGATTGCTGACATTGCTTATGGAAGAATGTTGGCACAGTTCCCATCATATACTCCACCAGCAGGAACCAACGGTCAAGATTGTAAGGATGATATCGTTGATGTTCTTGAGTCTGTTGCATACAATCTCAAGTATGGTGGAAATGACTACACCGTAGATGCAGCAAATCTCTACATTACTGGAGCACACGTTTCTGGTGAAGAGCAAGAAACTGCATATGCCTTTGACCAAGCAAAACTGCTTGCTACTCAAGTGATGAGAAATGAAGCAGTTACCATTGGTGGTTACAGTACCAGAACTCAGGTGTTTGATCTCTCAGTTACTTATGATACTACAAAGCACACTCCAACTAATGTTGCGTATACGGCTTCTTCTGGTATCACCACAATTACTGTTCCAAATCACGGATTCTCTAATGGTGATCAAATCAAACTGAGAACTAATTCTATTGTATTCAAGTGTGATAAGGATAATTATGCAACTGAGCATAGATATCCTCGCCCAACGGATCCTGCTGCTGATACCTTCTTGACAATTAGTAACGTAACTACAAATACGTTTAGAGTTAATGTAGGAGCATCTCCAGCTGGTCAACAATATAATCACGTATTTGTAAGTTCTGAACTTGCTTCTGTTGAGCGTAAGTTGTCTTCCACAACTACGCCTGCACAATGTGCAAACGTTGCCTCAGCGATTCATACACTGGTTGGTATTGTTACTACTGCAGTTGTTTCTTCTACAATTCCACCAAGAACTGTAGCACCTGGTGCTCAGTATAGTGTTGATTCATTCAAACTTGTTAGAAATGGATACGATTTCCGCCCAGGAGATATTGTTAAAGTTGTTGGTCTTGTAACTGCAAAAGATTTTGCACAACCAACATCTGAGTTCCAACTTGAAATTACACAAACTTTCAATGACTTTTTTGCTTCCTGGTCCTTCGGTGAGATGGATTACATTGATAGCATCGCTGGATTCCAAGATGGAAAGAGGCAAAGATTCCCAATTTATTATGTTGGTGAACTTCTGAGTTTTGAATTGGATAACAATTCTCCACTTTCGGCAGCAATTGA